CAACAACACCTACACAGTGCCTACCACGGACATAGGCAACATACCCAGCCGCCAGAGTCTCAGCAAGATCCTGGAAATACAACCCGACAACGGTGACCAGGGTGGCAACATCATGCCACCTAATCCAAGACCCCCAGGACGATAATGGCATCTTTTTTTTACGACGGTCAAATCCGTCGATTCTTGTTGCAGTTTGCCAGGATCTTCTCAAACTTTGACGTGGCCTTTGGGCCCAATCAGGCTGGACAGGGTCCGGGCTTTGATCCTGCCACAGATACCTTGATCCGTGTGCCTGTGCGCTATGGTGATGCCAGTCGCCAGGCCCAGACCATCTTGCAGAACAACTCGGCCAATGACATGCCTGCCACGCCCATGATGACCTTTTACATCACGGATTTGAAATATGATCGTCCCCGGATGCAAGAGCCCTATTTTGTCAACAACATACAGGTCAGACAGCGGACCTATGATGCCGACACCGACACCTATGAGACCACCCAGGGCAATGCATTTACCATAGAGCGGGCCATGCCGGTGCCGTTTGAAATGACCATTAACCTGGACATCTGGACCTCAAACACCAATCAAAAAATGCAGTTGTTGGAACAGATTTTGACCCTGTTCAATCCAGGACTGGAAATACAAAGCACCGACAACTACATAGACTGGACCAGCTTGACTGTGCTGTATCTCAAAGACAGTCGCTGGAGCAGCAGAACCATACCAGTAAACACAGACAATCCCATAGATGTGGCCACGCTGACTTTTACCCTGCCCATGTGGATCACTCCACCAGCCAAGGTCAAGAAACTGGGTGTGATCGAACGCATCATAGCCAGTGTGTATGATGCACAAGGCGATCTTGTCAACTCCTTGACCGACAGCGACCTACTGCTGGGCACCCGGCAACGATTCACCCCCTATGCCTATCAGGTCTTGTTGATCGACAACAAACTGCAGGCGTTGCGGGTGCAACAGGTCGTAGATCAACCCAACACCAGCCTGACACCAGCGGATTCGCCGAGCAGCAACCTGCTGTGGCAAAGCGTGGTCAGCATGTACGGTACCCTGCGTCCAGGCATCAGCTATGTGACCCTGGAACAACCCGATGGCACAGATGTCACCGGCACCGTGGCCTTTGATCCCACCGATGACAGATTCTTGCTGTTCACTGTCAACGCCGGCACTATACCAGCCAACACATTGTCACCCATAACCGCTGTGATCGATCCCTTGGTCAGTGGACCAGGATTTGGCCTGCCAGCACCAGCAGTGGGTCAAAGATATTTGTTCACACAGGCCACTGGAAGTTATGCCAACACCGGAAACACCAATCCTGAGGCTTGGTCTGGCACAGGAGGTCAGCCCTTGGTGGCCCAGGCCAATGACATAGTGGAGTGGGATGGCACTAGATGGCAGATCAGTTTTGACAGCACCAGCAGTGACAACAACACACAATATGTGACCAATCTGGTGACGGAAATCCAGTATCGCTGGACCGGCACTGCCTGGGTTAAAAGTTATCAGGGAATTTATCAAGGAGGCACATGGACACTGGTGTTGTAGCCGCAGTGGGTGTGTGGTTCTATGCCATTGACACCCAGCGTTATCTGTATCTCATGAGGGCAGACCCCAAACATCCCGGCAGCTGGGGCTTGCCTGGTGGACGGGTGGAGACCGGAGAAAGTTTATTGGCTGCCATGACCCGCGAATGCCGAGAAGAAATGGGCTTTGTGCCCGATTACCTGCGCATGATACCTTTGGAAAAGTTCACTACTGTGGATGCAGGATTTGAATATCATACTTTTTATTGTGTGGTTGATCAGGAGTTCCAGCCCGAGCTCAACAACGAGCATCTGGGCTATGCCTGGATCGATTCGGGCACCTGGCCCAGACCCATGCATCCGGGACTTTGGTCAACGGTGAACTTTGAAGCGGTACAACATAAAATACTGACCATCGAAGCCACGGTTCACACGTCGCAGTAGCCAATGAAATCTCTAAGCGGCATGGCTCGTGCGTTGGCAGGTTCCAACCAACACTCATACATGTTGCTGGGCTCACCCACAAAATAAAACTGAGTGCTGGCGTAGGCATCGATCACTGACCTAATCTGATGTTGCCAGGTGGAATTTTCTATGCCGGTGTCACGATGATAACCCAACATGAATATTTCTTGGTGCCCATCAAATGCTGCCAGATACGGCAAAATGGCTATGTCCAGCAGGCCGGGTGCATGTGGAACAAGATAGAATTCACCTGGCGTGTTCACGCACTGTCTGGCCGTGGTATAAACAATGTTTTTTCCACTGTAACCCAGTTGTTTGATCTCCTGGAGTTTGTCAGGGCGTGTTTCCACTGCGAAGTCCAGGCGCATTTCCAGTGCTATGTTGCCAATGCCATAGGTCTGTAATTTTTTTGATCCCAACAAGCCACCACGATGTCGTTGAAGTATGGTATGATTGAACTGATCTCTGTCTACCGCGCTGCCAATGCAGGCAGCACGTCCAGATATGTGTTGATTTTCAATGGGGTTGGCCACAAATTCTCGGGTCTGTGTTTTTTTGCCGCCGGCCCAGCGTGTTTCTAACACGACAAATTCGCCGGCGTAGTCTGTTCGGTATCGGGCTTGCATCAAGACCCTCTGTGGAATCTCATTGAGGTTCGCTGGGAAAAGTCACTGTCCAAGGGAAACCAGACTGGGCCGGCACGTCTCGTAATGTTTGACAATAGTCTTTCCAGGCCTGAGTAGGTGTCATATCGCTACGAAAGCGCCAGTCAGTTTCGGCCAATTTAGCATTGCGCTCTTGGCGTACAGATTTTGCTTGGTCCGTGGTTTGTGCGTCTTGCTCTTCTTGAGTTAAGGTTTCAATTGACCAACCCAGGGTCCAAACACCGTTGACCAAAGCCGGCGCAGAGTCTTGACTAACTTTTTGAGTTTGTTTATCAAATGTTGGTTCGTCTGCCGGTGTGACACGCACCAGCTCATGGCCATCCAAGTTGTCTTTTGTGCCAGTGTACATCGCAAGCAGATCGGCTTGATTAAACTTGGTGTAAGGATTCTTTTGAATTAGCGTATCGTAGTCGTACGGAAATGTAACTACCGCTCCATTTTTTATTTCTGCAAACATGTTTTTTCTCCAATAATTATTGTTGAGGTTTCTTTGTCTACTATGATAGTGCCCTCACAGCACATGCTCCAATCTTCGCCGGTTTTTGCACCCCATGATGGCACATTGATCTGCACATTCTTGACCACGTATTCTTTTGTGTCATCAAACACTCGCCAAGCGTGGTCAATAGATCCTCGCCCAGGTTGACCTCGAGTCTTGTTGTAGCGCACGCAAATCATACAATTTCCACGATGGGCGCTGGTGCGTCTTCAACACACACATTAAAGTGAATAAACTGGAAAGGGTCATCCAACTCGTGTCTAGTAAATCCGTGCGGTAACCAACTGTTAAACAACATAAAATCTCCTGCGTGAACTTCTAACATAATCTGTTCAGACGCAAAAGTAACTGTTTCTGGGTTGGCCTGCCGCATTGAGATCTGCTTTTTACCGGGCCTGGGATCAAACACAACAGGCACGCTGCCATTCTCTGGTGTATTAACAAAATAAAACCCAGTGATCTGCACGCCGTCGCCATGGACATGTTCTATGTGTTGCCCGTAACGCAAGAACTCTTGGCCCCATAACTCGGCCACTCTAGTCTGTTTGTTAGTCATGTTGTAGCCTTGATCTAACATCATATCAAAACTGACTGTTGCAATGGTAGTGAATAAATCATCAAGCCTATCGTCAAGCATTGACTCGCTTTGGCAAACATTCCATTGATTTGGTTTTACTTGGGCAATGTACTCGGTCAGTACTTTCTTGGAAACTTCTAAATGTTCGGGTTTAGAAAACCGCAGAACGGACGACGGAAAAAATAGATCAACCACTGATAAGCATCCTGTTGTTAGTTAATAATCCCATTTTGTCTTTATCCATACTAATTTTTTGCAAAACATCGGTAATAAACGGCACAATATTAGTCTCAAAGTCCGGGTGGTTTCGCATAGCATTAAGATGGTCCTCAGGTATTGTACCCTTAGACAGTAAAAAATTCTCTGTGCGCCGCTGGAAATCCAGTAACCATTCTTCACGTTGCGCTGCCTGTGATGCTTCTAGTAGCGGCAGGTGTGCGTATTTACGTTGTGGCTCTAGCTCGTCCATAATAGACGTAATGGTAGCCAGCTCTTGTTCAGCCCCAAGCGCGGCCATTTCTAGCATGCCATCGCCGCTTTGCCACTCAATCAAGTCTGCCTGTGCATTGAGTTGTTTGATTGGGTCGGTAGATGCCAAGCCTTGTTCAATCTCTAACATTTTAGCTTTGCGTCTTAGCATTTTAGCTTTTGTGCTTTCTAACTTTATCTGTATGTCTAGTTTTTGCTCATACATTAGGCACCAAGCAACGTCCGCCGTATGGCAGCCGTTTGCTATAAAGTAGCGTAGCTGAAAGTCTGAGTTGTT